CCGGCTCCGGCTTGCTGGGCTTGTTCGGTTTGCTATGTGCCTGACGGATCACCGGCTCTTTCTTGGGTGCCGGCTTGCTTTGGCCAGGGGGGATCAGCTCGTAGATAGACGAATCAAATGCTTCGGGATGGAACGGGACTGGGTAGTCCTCGTCAATCTTGGTCATCCAGTAGCCTTTGTATTTTTCTGCGAGTATTTGCTGCTGCGGAGTCATATCAACCTCGGATAAAACTGAGGGAGCCGAAGCTCCCCCAGGGATGGTCTAATTATACCTAAAACGCTGACGCGTCAACAGATTACTTGAACTTGACGCAAGCAACTGCGAGGGACTCAGGCTTGATGACCTTGTGTCCGTACACACATAATCCTCTCACCAGGTCGCCGAAGTCACGCGGGTTACGCAGATTCTCGACCTTGTTGATGGTAGAGGCATAGCAGACGGCGCTCTTGTGGCCGGCCATGATGTAGGTTTCGCCCGCAGCGCCCGCAGGCAGCAGGTTGGACACATACATGCTGAAGCGATCAATCATGCCGAACTTGCCGTTGCGGTAGAGGGCTTCGTCGCCGCCCTGGATCAGGGACAGGTTGGTGCCCGATGCAGACAGACGGGTGCGGAACAGCGGAGGAACGATCATCCAACGATCCGATTCAGGCACGTTCTGCTCGTCGAGAACAGCGGACATGCGGGTGATCAGGTCGTAAGGCGTGACGTCGGTCGCCGCAGGCGTACCCGGCAGGGCGGAAACCACGGACAGCGCCGTTGCGCCCGTCGCACCCAGGTTCAAGGCACCAGAGTTCTTGCCTGCGGCTGCGCCCTTGTTGCTGGCGTGAGCATCATTGAAGATGCGACCCAGCACGTCCTTGTCCATCTTGACCTTGAGCTGTTCGCCGGCGGCCTTGGAGAACGCAGACATATACTCAGGCTTGGCCTGGGCGCGTTCGATGTCATTGACCTGATAGGCCCACTGAATAGCGTAGTCAATGGAGACTTCGGTCTTTTCAATCGGCGGACGCTCGTAGCTCAGATCCGTACCAATGGTGTAATCGCCAATGGTGATGGTCGGGCTGTTCATGATGATGATCTTGTCGCCCACGCCGGACAGTTCACCAATGTAGTTGTTGTTGGTGATGTCGCCCAAGACGGTCTGAGCATAGAACTGCTCATTGATCTTGGAGGACCAGAGGACCGGAATGAAGCGCAAGGTGCCGTCGGACAAGGTGCCCAGTTTGGTCTTGCCAGTGGTCGCAGCGGTCATGCCGTTGGCGGTGACTGCGGTGTCGGTAATCGGAGTGCCGTATTTAATGCTCATGTTGATTCCTTGAATGGTTACGCGGCGATGCGCCCTTCAGCGACCGCCAGATCAATGTCATGCCGGATGGCCCGCTGCTGATCCATCGGGAGCTTTCTCATGTTCCTGACATCCAGTAGCTGGCTAATCTCAGCCTCGGTGTAAATGCGACGATTCGGCTGGCTGACAGAGGGTGCGGTGCCCTGACTGCGAGGAACAAGCTGTTCCTGCAAATAGCCGGTATTGGCTACTGGGGCTTGCGGCGCGGCTCTCGGAGCCTGCTGACGTGTCAACAGGTAGGTCTCAAAGATAGCGGCCACACGGTCTGCATCCGCCTGACTCTGTGCGTAATCCAGCACGTCCTGTCGCGTTGCGCCGACCAAGGGATCAAATTCCCCAAGCCAAGCCAGCCATCCTTGTTCAGCATTCACGTCCTGCCAGTTCGGGACTCTTGCCGCTAACGTCGAGAAGAACTGGGCCTGGGCGCCGGAGGCTTGCGTCTCCTGCATTTGGCGTTCCAACTCTTCCACGCGCTTGGCAGCTTTCTCCAGCTCTTTGGTCGCAATGGCGCGGGCCAGTGCTTCCGTGTCTTTCGCCAGGTCGTCCCCATAGGCTTCGCCGTACTTCGCCCGCAGTTCATCCACGGGGGAGATTTCCGGTTGCGCCGGTGTGGCCGTGATCTGGTCCAGACGCTGCTGGAGCTGGGCGACTTCCCCGGACAATTCCTTGATCTGCTTGTGCAGCCGCGGAACCTCGGCGTTGTATCGCCCCTGGGCAGATCGATATTTGTGTTCCCAGGTCTCGTCATTGGGATCGACTTGTACAACCTCTTCAACCGGAGTGGGTTCAGGCGATGCCTGATCTGCCACAAGTTCAGGGGCTGCCGGCTCCTCAATGTCAGCCATCACGACGGGGGCCTGTTCCACCTGCATGGGGGACTCGCCGTCCAACGACGCTGTCATCTCGGCAATCTGCCGCTCGATCTCGTTCGCTTCCTCGATCTGTTTCTGAATGCTTTCAGGGAGTGCCATATGTCCTCGCTCGGGCCGTTTTTACGGGGCTCGAAGTTTTAAAGTATCCACCAGTACGTCCAGTGTCATGACGACACCCTGTAGCCGATGGAGCGTGTGCTGATCCGTTGCCTTGACCAGTAAATTGAGGCACCTACTCCGCTCTGTCGTCAGATACTCATACATGGCTTTGCCACCGACCTGATAGGACAGAGTGCGAATATGTTCCTGAATTGACTCGCTGGGGTGCTGGATCATAAGTAAAATCTATGTTGCTCACCGGCTATGTATCACAATTCCTGATGGATGTTAAGTGATAACACGTTAGTAAGTGTGGTAGTCTATGCGCATCGACTTTGTGGTTCTTTTGTCGATGTCTCCTGTGTTGTTAGGGTTTTGGCCCCGGTGAGTAATCCCGGGGCTTTCTTTTAGCCTGTACTCGGCTGGTCAAACATTGCCGCTGCCGGGCGCCCACCTTCTGTGGCCAGTGCCGGGTCCATACCCGGTGTCACTTCACCCGGGGCACCTTGCTGCTGGGCCTGCATCATCTGCTGCTGCATCATCATCGCCTGCTGCATTTGCATCTGCTTCTCCTGGGCTTCCAGTACCTCATCGTCCTTGACGATCCTGGTGGGGTCCATCCCCAGCGACTTGGCTTGTTCAGACAGGATATAAGCGCGGCCCGGCAATCCGACAATCTGGCTGTCGATGGGGTTGGCGGTGGTGGCCAGGAACTCATTCCGGCGGAGTGCCAGCGCGTCGCGCTGCATGATGGCTTCGGGGCCAGATGCCATGATCTTGATGTCGCCCGCGATGGCGGGGTCCTTGACGTGGTAGATCAGGTGCGTGTGTAGCCTGACCATGGTGTCTTCGATCATATTGCCGACGTTGTTCAACACGGCCTTGAGCGGCTTGCTGGCGTTGTTGATATAGGCACTGAGGCCGGAGGCGGTGCGCCCTACCCCACCCGGGACGGAATCGCCTGACAGGTAGCGCGGGATGCCGCTGTACTCATCCGCCAGCGTGGAGAATTTCTCGAAGATGGCCGCCAGCTCCTGGGAGTTACTGGGCGGGGCGAAGAAGTCCACCGCGGGGGCGGTGCTGCCGATGGGATCGGACACGACCGGCCAGATCTTCCACGGGTGTATGGTCGTCAGCTTTTGTCCTTCAGGAAGTCGCTCGACGTTGACCACGACCTGCGGGCCGGAACTCATCGCGGTGTTGTTGACCAGTGCCCGCGCCGTGGCGTTGCAAACGTCCTGACAGTCCTTGATCAAATCTGGAACGCTTTGTCCCCAGAATTTACCCGGGGTTTTCTCGAAGGACGACATGCTGTAGGGGATCTGCCCCAGCGGGTCGTGGTTGAGCACGGCTCTAACCACCAGGCCGTCAATCAGCCAGACGTTCGCGGCATATTGCTGGTCTGGATCAGGCACCTGCTCCGGGGTCATGCCCCACTCCAACAGGTGGCGGCCAGGGATGCTGTCCCATAGCTCCAACACGTCAATCAGTCCGGTGCTGATGATGTAATACCCGTCGTCACTGGCCGGCGCGGGGCCTTGCCCATCTTCGCCGCCTGTACCCAGTCCCAACCACGCGGAGAGTCCGCCCTCGTCATGGCGACGCAGGGCATCGCGAATGGCATTCTCGGAATATCCCGGGACTCCGATCATCTCGGACAGGGCTTGCCTGGACAGGCGGTGATGCTGGAACACATAGCCAGTCTGGAGGTCCTGCGCCCAAGGGGCGGGGTAAATGTCGAACGGGGAGACGCGCTCGAACTCGGATACCAAAGCCTCGGAGATGTCAGCCACCCACGCGCCGGTCTCGTCTTTCACCCACTTGAGGACGGTTTTCTTCCTGACGACCGGGCCGCGGATGAAGGCGTTCTTGAAAGTCACCACGTCATCCAGTGCCTGCTCCAGTGCTTTCTGGAACCCGCCCTCGGCCAGCACGTCCTCCATCCGCCGCTCAGTTTGCTCGGCTTCCTTGCGGGCCATTTCCTTCAGGGTATGCAGCGCAACACTCTGCGCTTTCTCAATCATCTCGTTCTGTTCTTCCGGCGCCGGCATGATGCCGGTCAGCATCGCCGTTTCCTGGATGTCCGTCATCGCCACTTGCTGGGCCATGGCCGTCACTTCGTCATTCATCTCCGGGATCGGGGTGTTATCCACCGACCACGGTTTGTCGGCTCCGTTACCAGTCAGGGCATCTCTCAGCCAGGCATAAGCGGCGCGGCATTTGACTCCGGTGATGTTCATCCAGATCTCGGACCCGCCGGACTTGCGGATCTCAGCCAGCTTGCTGCTGTCGTATTTACCCTGCCGGCGCCGGAGCGCGTCGCGCATTTCTTCCGCTATGGGCCGCTTGGCATCCCGGGCCTCGTTCCACTGTTTCAGGGCGTAGTTCGCCAGTCCCTCCAGTGGGGGCGCCGCTTGCTCCAGGGCGAGGGCTTCCTG